ATACCACCCCAGTTTTTACGCAAGGTTTCAGCGACGATATGGGCGATGGTGCGCGCGGTTTCGTCATTAACGCCTTCCTGATTAGCAACTTGGGTAATGTTGCTTTTCAGGTCTTGCAAAATCTCAGGGTAGTTACTCGCGTCTTGCATCTTTAATCGCCTGTTCAAGTTTGCTGATTTGGGCTAATAATGCCTCATCTCCGCTCTTATTATACAGGATTTTAATACCGTTTAACTCGTTGTATAAGTGAGTTATAACGTGCTTTTTCTGGTCTTGTTTTGGCTTTTCCACGGCCTGATAATCTTGATAGCGCTTTTCATGCAACCAGCCTTGCGCCATCATGCGCGATTGTCCCGGGGGGAGTTGTCTACTGCCTTCCTTTTCGGCTGCATCTATAATTTTCTGATAGTCTTTGTCCGACAATTCTCCGAGTTGTGACCAGCGCATGGCCGCTCCATCACGCCCATATTTATATTTAAAGGCATTCCAGAAGCGGTTAAACCCCTCTTTTTGGCGGGGTGTTAGGCTTTGATACCAGTCTTTATTTTCGCGCGGTGTAGCAGCTGCGGTTTGACCATAGCCATGTTGACTTATGGCATCCCACAGCCCTTCGGCATAACTGATAGCCTCCGGCACTTTATCTAGTGCCGGTAGGTTGCGAATCAGTACGTCTTGGATAAAGCGTTTTTTACTCATTTTGTCCTGTGGCGGTAAAGGTTATTGTCACTGTGCGTTGGATGTCAAATATCTCAAAGCAGTTAAGGTGATGCGTACATCATTAATCATAAGCACACACCTACCATAAGCGCCACCGCTATCAAGCTCGCATTTAACTTGCAGCCATTGGTCTTTTGTTAGGCTCATAAATCGCTCCCTAAACGATTGCTTTTGTTCTGATTTACCCCATGATTTAATTCAGCATTAGCGCCATCCTTGTGCCCAGCCAAGCTATCCTTAAATGAACTGCCAGAATTGCCTTTTGTTTTGCGGTTACGTGGCTCTAATTCCGATACACTCGGGTAGTGTTTTTGCATATAAGCGGTAATAGCGGATTCTTGCGCCTTGCTGGGCGCAAAGTTTTCAATGGTTTTATGCACGGCATGAACCCAAGAAGTGCAATATTCATCAGCCCGCGCAGTTTTATTGGCACGCTTACAACGCTTCAACGCCGTTTTAATATAATGAGATCTATCGCGTTTTAGCTGGCGTAATAACACATCAAACGCATAACTAGACAATCCAGGTGCTAGGCTAGTACCAATAAATTTCCATTGCGCAGGTTGGTCTTCCCAGCGCCATGCCGTAGTCGTGAATAAGCAATGACAGCCAAAGGCTTTAGCGGTTGTATTGGCTAGAAAGGATTCCCAGTTACTCGGTCTTGCTTTAACCGATGCGTTAGCATTTTTCTCATTCGCTTGTGCCGCATCAATATCTAATCCACTGATATTATGCTTTTTCATTAGGCTTTGTGCTTGGCGTAAAGCAATGGCAGCTTCATGTGCATTGCTGGATTTTGCCAGCGCCAAGCATTTCTTAATTTTGTCGATGATTTTTTCAGATTGTGACATTAGCTAATCCTCCTTCCATGTTTCTTGGCATCTTTAATCAGGGCACTAATCACCCCCGTTAACTCGGTGCTAGTGCAAAACTCTAGCTGTTCTTTGTGATACATGCGCTTAGCAATGGCTTTGGCATAGCTCCACGGGTATTTGGCTTCTGCTAGCAGCGCTTCTATCTTTTTCATTTGTGCGCTGGTGTCGGTGTTGTTGGGTCTATCAGGATAGTGGGCTGCACGCTTTGGCGCATTGGCTTTAAGATGTTGGATGACCTTATAACGCTGTGTCCGGCTTAATTTTGCTGCGCTACGTTGTCCGGTTAGCTGTTCTAGCATATCGCGGTAGCTGTCATCGTCCTCTAATCCTGCCTTTTTAGCGAGTGTATGAATGGCGGCTAGATCGCGTTTGCGCTGCTGATCTTTTCCCGCGCTTTTTTTCTCCTGTGGCGCACTGGTTTTTTCTAATTTTTCAGCCTGCGCAATTAAGTGATCTGCTTCTTGCATTTCACGATGATAAGCGGGGCCGTCTGCCATTTGCGCTAGGGTGCGTATCTCGGTGGCGCGTTGACGTAGTTGTTTTGCGGTTTGGGTCATTGCAGTTCCTTTATTGGGTGGGTAGGTTGGGCTACGTATTTTTGTAACCCAATGTCGATACTCATAAGCTTGCCATATCCATGCTGATCTGTTGGTATTTGCCTTCATCCCCTACGCGCTCATACAGACGTATGTAACTTTTGCTACTGGCAACGGTGATGCTGTCTTTCAGTGCTTCCATGGCTTTTGTCCAGCGAGGGTCTTTAATGTCCAGCTTAAACAGTCCCAAAACCCGTGAGGTGTTAATATTACCCGCTTTATCGGTCTGAAAAGCATGTTCAATCAGCGTTTTCACATTATCATCGCTGCCTTTGGTCCATTCGTGGATGCACTCATCAATCAGCACCTTGGCGACCTGTAAACGCTCATCAAAAACTAGCGTGTCACTGACGGCGAGCATCAGTTTGTATTTGCCATCAAAGGTGACTAACGATAGATTGCCTTTTTTTCCGCCTAACGTAGTGCCGTATTGCTCTGCGGCTAGGGAAATAAAGGCGCTTATATCGCTCATAATGCCGTTTTTAAACACGCGCATTTCATCTTGCAAACCATGCGCTGCGGAAATGATGTCACTGACTAAATCATTGCGCAATAAGTCTAACGGCTTAACGCTGTTGACGGGGACTAAATGACCTTGTGCATTTTGCAAGTAGCCGTCGGGGATTGTTTTATCTGTGTTCATTTTGTTTCCTGTTTGGGTTGTTTATTGTCTCGTTGCCACGGTAATAGCAACGAGACAATCTAAGGTTATGGGTTAGTTATCATCACCTGACGGCACCATGCCGCCTTCTTTTGTGCAGAGTTCTAGTTCCTCCAAGTAAAGTTCTGCCGCATCAATTAACATCTGGCATTGGTCGCCCATATAGGTATCTATATCCGCATAAGCCGCCGCCATATTGTCCAGCTTGGCAATCATGGTTCTGACTGTGCGTTTTTGATTGCCTGCAATTTGTTTGGCAGTTAAGGACATGTTTCGCTCCATTCAATCTGACAGCCCTGCAATTGCGCCATTTTGCGTACATAGTCCCCTGCAAGATTATGCCCACATCCGAGTTTTTCAGGCTGGAGTCGCTCAACACTAGGGCAGTTGAACACTTCAATCCGAGGCATGGCATGGGTACAGTCAATCGTCATTATTTCAATGCCAATGCGGGTGAGTGACTGCATAGCCGCCGCAATACGTTCAGTTTGTTTGTATAGTTTATTTTTGTCGGGGTGGTGTTTTTTGTAACGCATAATACGTTCTCCTTACAATTTGCTATGTGGACACCCGTTGCGACAGACTTTATAGAGCTGTACGCATTGGGGGTTGATAGATGAAAATGGGCGTTTCTGATAATTCAGGCAGATATGCGTGGGGATTTCACCAACCACAGGGCATTCCACCATTTCATTCATAAACGCCCCCTTTACCGCGCTTTCAACGCGCTTTAAATCGCCTTTATATGTGCCTTTTAAGACCTGATTAACCACAGCATTGGAGTAGTTAATCATCAGGCCGACTTGTTTTTGACTGCGTGTCTGGCATTGTTTGCGTAATACCGCAATCCATTCTTGTTCATTCATATCAGTCACCTCGTTGGTAGACTATTTTTCCTAGGTTTGGGTCGTAGAGACTTTTGTCGCGCTTTATTTTCGGTGCGCGTACACCTGTATTTTTGTGTGAATTAAAACGATATACTGCACGCGTACCGGGAACAGACTGACGAACACAGGTTAAATAACTAGCCTGATGCAATGCCTCTACATACGCTCTGGCTGTTTTCTGGGTGATTTTTACCTGCTCTGTACTCGCGGCTATCATCAAATCACGCCAGTCGAAAATCTTTAAAATCTTGGCGGTACGCCACATGTTTTCATTGGCAATCCCTAACGTAACCACGCTACCATTAGTCCGTAAACGGGGCGCATCAATCCCACAGTCCTTAATCAAGGTATAAAGAATAGGTTTAACGCTGTCATTACGCTCCATATACCCACCCGCACATAAACGCATCAAATAATCACGTACACAATCTTTACTGATACTGCTGGGTAATTGGGTTTGTAAGTCATTTACGCTAAACACGCGGGTTTTTCTTACTTTTTTCCAAATATGCTCACGCTTGCTATTGCTAGGTGCTTGTATATCAATCATTCTCGCCTTCAACCTCTTTCCGTTCACTAAATGAAATATTAATTTGCGTACCTTTGGGTACGGTGAGTTCAATTCGATATTGCTCTTCGGTAGTCGTAACGCCAATCCGATCAATCATCGGAAGACGCACGCCCCCTTTATAATCACGATCAATCACGACAGTCATCATAATCTCCGACTCGGTGCTTCACCTGTGTAAAAGCTCCGCTTTCCCCAGTCGCTTAGGCTCATTTCATCAACACCTGCATCAACAGCAACCCGTCGAACCTGTTCAATATTGACGCAAATACGGCGCACAATGCCTTTTGACTTTTTGGTGATTTCAATCAATAGATCGTCATTGAGTTTCACTTCAGGACTGTATAGACGCGCTAAGGCAACGCAATCCGATAAATCAGCGAGTTGCGCAGGCACCCAGTCAAGAATACGATTATGAAAGCGTTCCCAGGTCTTTAGTTTTGCAGGGAGTCGCTCTTCACCGATCATTAAAATAGTCCCTTGTGAGCCTTCGTATAAATCACGCACGATTTCGACCGCTTTTTTCTCGACAATATGATCCATTTCATCAATGATGAGCGGCTTGCCGGAGAGTGCTAACTGTTCGCAGGCTTGCTCGGTCATTTCTGGCAGGGTTTTGGCAGGCATCACGCCCATGCTGTTAAGAATGGCAGTTAACAGGGCTTTGCGTGTCCAGCTCGATTTGCATTCCACGTAGTAAGCCTGATACTTATTAGCGCAATAGGCCGCGCTAAATGATTTCCCAATCCCTGAAGGGCCATACATCACAATCATGCCTGGAAGATGGGCAGGGCGGTGTAAGGCTTTGTCTAACGCTGAGGTGCATAGCGACACATTCGCCAAGCCTGCAATGGTGTTTTTACTCATAACACGTCTCCTAATTGTTCGGTTTCTTTAAATGATTGACGTGCATAAACGGCAATCGCTGTGCAAATAAGTTCGCTCCCCATGCAAATGCCTATGCTGATTTTATCGAACTCAAACACCATCACTTCTTGCGCCTCAAATGCTTGTAATGCTGGGGCGTAATAGTTACGCCCTCGATACGTCACGATGCTTTTAGCGACAATGCGCGTATCATTTGGCGGCAAAATGCAGTCATTGAGCGTATAAAAACACCCATTTTTGGGTAATAATTGGTGTTTCACTTGTTTATTTGGCATAATAATTCCTCTTTTTTTAGGGCGATTGTCTGACTGCCTAGTCAAACAACCGCAATGATAAGAGCGGTTGCTTCCGCTCTTGTTTATTTCGCCGCGTTAACGGCTAAATCTCGTTCTGTTTCACTAAACACTTGATAGGTGTGCGTGCGTTGAAAGCGCACGTAAAATCCCATTTCTTTATCGTCCAGTCCATCGCCTGCCTGTATCGTGGCGTGCAAGCGTTGCCAATAGCGCCATTTTTCGACATCATTCATTTGCAATAGGTTGATTTCTGGCTGGGTGGTTAAAAATTCAATCACTTTGGCAGGTTCTTGTGGCGGTTGAGTGCGTGTTATTATTTCGTCCGCCACGCCACTCGCCACCCGTTCCGCAGTCGCCGCTTGCTCAAGCGCAGGAGACGCATGTTCAATCGCAGGGCGTGGAAAATGACTGACATTGTCGGCATTTTCGATGCGATGATTCATCACTAGCTCAGGAATGTTTTCAGCCACGTCTTTCTTAAACTCTTTTAGCTCTTTGGCTTGCTGGTTGAGCTTTTTCTTCTGTTCTTTTTTAGCGACAATAGCCACTTCTTGGCGTGATATATCACCCAGTTCAGGAGCTTCGGCAATGCCGATAAATTCGCCTTCCAAATAAATAAATAGCTTGCCAGCGTCTTGTTCGTCATACTTTAAGGTGACTTGACGGCCGGCATGTTCGGTCAAAAAAGCCCCGATATAGTCGTAGTTGTTAAAGCGGATGCCTTTTTTGCTAATCGTGCGTGTGCCAGCTGGCTCAGCAAGCAATACATCTAACGCGTGTATATTACTGATGCGCCGTACTGAGCCAGAATATAACGCCGCCATTTGTGCAGGGGTTTTGCCGTTTAGGCCTGAATGTGGGTCTTGTGCGTAGATATGTTCTGCCCATTTATCCAGTGTCGCTTGCAGTTGCGCCGCGTCCATTTCGACCTCAATCACTTCGCCAGGAGTCATAATGCGTTCCGCAAAGCTTTTGGCGGCGCGTATCTGACTGCCTTCGGCGACGTTATGGCCTATAAATCCAGGTAATAGTTCTAATAAGCCATGCGACATGGTTCTAAAGTGTCGCTCTACCGTGCCTTTTTCTTCCGATGCAAACGGCACACATAAATCTTGTGCAATTTCCAAATCAATCAGTGTTTGCGTAAAGCGATCTGATACATAATCCTTACCATTATCAGTACGCACCCGTTCAGGTACGCCCCACGCTAAAATCGCTTTACGAAAACACAGGCACACCGCCTCTGCGCTGGAGGTCTTGGACACATAAAAGGTCATGCGCCGACTGTATAAATCAATGCAGGAAATCACCGAATGCCGACCGTCGGTAAGCAACCAATCTCCAGGGGTTGAGTCCATTTCCCATAAGGCGTTTAGGGCGGTGACATTTTCAAAATGACTGCCTTGGGCTGACATATACACGTTTTTCCATTTATCGGGGTGGGTGATATAGGTCCAGATTTGCGCATTTTCTGATTTCCATCGCGCAATATAGCGATTGATACTGACATCACTAATCACAGGCAAGTCGGGTTTATCGGCGACCAATGCTTGCCTGATCTTCTTGCCCTTGGCATGGGGGTATTGCAAGATAAAGCCTAAAATATAGCGTTTTAAGTCGCTGTTTTGCTCTATTTTGCTGTGGCCTGCACGTTTGCCGTAGTCGTTTGCTAAGGCAATCAGGCCGACTTTTTCATAGTCATACACCCATCTTTTAAAGCTGGCAGGATTTAAGTGTTGTACGCCGTGC